CAATATACGGAGCGAGCCAACGAGCAGCCTTTGAATAATCCTTTCCGAAAACTTCCTGAGCTTTTTCATGGTCATTCTTGAAAAGGTTAACAAGTTGCTGCATTGTCTTGTCTTGTGACGGGTCAAACGAAGAAAGATCCTTTCCTTCAGACTTGGCCTTGTAGTATGCCCAGAAAACATCAATCATATCGTCATATTTGTCTTTGTTTTCTTCGACATATGCCCAATCATCACCCAAATTAATATTATTCTTCTTTGCAATATCTTCGATTTTCCATTTCAAGTCAACTTTAGCGGTACTACCTTTCCAGAAGTTAATACCAAGCTTAGTTAACATATTTTCAGCGTCATCGCCATAATAACGTTCAATAAACTTGTAAACCTGGTTGGCTGTTACCTTTCCATTGTTTTCTGCAAAATCCTTAAGAATATAAAGGGCATTGGCAATGGAATCTCTTCCGAGAGTCCTATCAGAAGCTCTGGACATTTCATTAATAATATTCTTAAATCTCATAATAACCTCTATAACTATTTATAAAAGAAAGACTAGAACCCGAAAGTTCTAGTCTTGGATTAAATAGAGTAAATGAATAAACTTACTTTTCGTAACGTCCGCCAGTCTTCTGACGATTTACGTTTTCGATATTCTTATCACGATAGCACTTATAGATTTCAGCCGGTGTCATACCAAGATTTACGAAAATCTTCACAAACTTGATAAACATCTTGTCACCGAGTTCCTGAATCTTAAGAGGATCTTCCTTCCATACATCGTAAGTCTTCCAATCCTTATAAGATGCACAATTCTGATACAAGTCACCGACAGCGACAATAAAGTCGCCGATAAGATACTGAAGGCTATTGGAACCGATAGTACCGGTCTTAGTATCTTCGACTGCAATATCATAGAACTTCTGAAGAGTCATCTTCGGACGATACTTAAGATAGAGCAACTGGTTATAAACGAAGTGTAATGCGTCAACTGCTTCAGCCTTACCTTCTGCGGTAACTTCGAAATTGTCCTTTTCAAGCTGTTCCATGAGTTCGAACAATTCAGTGACTGTACTCATCATGAAATAACCTGAACGCTTTGCATTCTGATGGTTATCTTCCTTATTCGTCGGAGCAAGAGTACCACGCTTTGCAGCAAGAATATTTTGAAGTGCTTCCTGCATATTATACATGGTTTCAAGAGCTGTTGCTTCAATGTATTCTTCTGGAAAATCCGGAAGCTTAATTTCAGAAGCCTTCAACTGTAACGGAAGCGGAACTGATTCTGCGAACTTCTTCGCTTCTTCTGCACGCTTTGCCAACTTTTCCTGAAGGACAACGAATTCATCCTTTTCTTCTTGTACGTTTCCGTACATTTCACCTGTACTAATCATTAGTTAACCTTTTCCTTTCGGCCCTTCTTTGCCGGACGAGTTTCAACTACTTCAGCCGGAACTTCGTTTCTATTCTCAAGAGATTCCAATAATTGCTTCTGCATTTTAATTGCATTGAGAATATTCTGAGATTCCTTGGTAAGAAGGTCTTGATTCAAGTTATATTCTTCTTCTGTAAGTCCCAAGAGATTCTTCAACACGAATTCCTGTGAAAGAACTGGAATACATTCTCCACTTAAGCTAGGCATGAACGGTGCAAAAATTCCCAAAAGACCTGCAATCTTTTCTGAACGTTCGAAATCAAATTTCTTTGATTCTTTCTTTGTTGTTTTTGTTTTCTTTGTAGTTTTCATAATATTGCAAATATAGTAAATATTTTTTAACCAATTTTATTTTGTCTTACAAACTTCTGAAATTAAAGGATTTCAAAATACGGTGCATATTTTTCCATGACTTCAATAACCTTCTTGTAATCAATCTTATTAAGATTCTTCGGAAGGTCCATACCGCCCTTGTTAATCAAATCGCCACAATTTGCAAAATAAAGAAGCTTCTTTTCTTCACGACAAATTGTTTCCTGCTGAATTACAAGATTAAATTCCTTCTTAGGAAGATACTTCTTGAAATTGGAAATATACTTCGTATAAACAGACTTCAATTCTTCAGCATGTTCAGGATCCGTAGTTGCAGAAAGCATCAAAATACCGTTATTGACATATTCAATTACTCCAGCACGAGACTGATATGCAAGACCACGCTTTTCTCGAATTTCATGATAAAGCGGAGAAGTCAACTTACCGTTAAGCATTTCAAGGGCAATGACTACATACGGATAATCCTTCTTGGAAACCGGCTTCTTACAGATTGCAAAAACAGTTTCTTTTTCAGGAGCCGGAACAGGCATCAAGCTAACCTTATAATCCTTCTTCCAACGAAGCTTTGTTGTAATTTCAGGCATCTTGGTCAAGAACTTAACCTTTACGCCAGTTGTCTGGCGAGGGCCGACTTCAACAATACGAACAGGTTTGAAAAGTTCCTTAAAAAGCTTCTTAGCGTCTGCAAGAGTAAAATTCATAATATCTTCAGTCTTGCCAAGAACGAAATCGTTATTGAAATGTTGACGAAGCAGGTTATGAAGCTTACCTTCTACAGGACGGTTAAATGCATCCAAAATTTCCTGGTAAACAATCTTTTGTTCTTTTTCGAAAACTTCCTTTGTGACATAAGTATCGAAACCGGTAGTAACACGTTCAATAAGCAACTTCTTCCATTCCGGAGTAAGATACTTATCCATGCCAGTAAAATGAACTACGAGCAAATCTGTGCTTGTATAGGCATTAAAATCGATGTTATATTTCTGAAAGTCATCAAATTGGTCTTGAATAGTATTCGTAATCAAGTGTTCCATCAAATGATGACAACCATGCTGACCATCTTTTTCATAACTAGAACCTGCCTGGAATACGATATACAAGCCAGTCTTCTTAAAAGATTTCTTCTTATAGATATACATTGTTTTTCCTTATATTTTTTCAACCGTTACGCCATTTCGTTCAAGGAACTGAATTCCTTTAGACCCACGGTCATATTTGTTTACGTACATGACATTCTTGATACCTGCGGCATAAATAAGTCTTGCACACGATTCACAAGGTTCATGAGAAATAACCATAGAAGCACCGGTTATATTCATTGTCCATTTCAAAGCATAGCCGAGACAGCTTTGCTCTGCATGGATTTCTTGTTCATTTGCGAATTCATGATGTTTAGCTCTCCATTCCATTTCTGGAACTTCCTTCCACTCTTCTTCCTTATTATCTCGCAGATAAAACTTTCCGTTTTCAGATTTGAAAATTTCGTTACAGTTAATTTGTCCTGCTGGAGTACCATTGTAGCCACATGAAATAATACGGCCTTTTTCAACGAGCAATGCTGCAACTTTCATCCTAGAGCATTTACTAAGAGCTTGATATTCCTTAAGAACTGTTTTATAAAGATGTTTATATTTTAATTCCATAAAATAGTCCTCTTCGTAGAAAGAGTTTTAGAATAGTTTTTAATTTCAGAAAGATAGATTCTTACGAGTTGACTTTTATCCTTTATGATATTTCCATAATCATCTTCATGACTTCCTTGAAATACTTGGCCACTCATAATTTTCATGTCAATTAAGCTAGAAATATATCCGCAATTCGGCATATATAATTCTGGCGAACCTTTATAAGCCAAAATTGATGGGATCTTTCTAAATTTGTTAACTGCATTTGTTGATTCGCCAGCGCGATTTCGAACCGTAATAGTAAGATACGATTCTGCAAATTCTCCTTGTGCAGTTTTAATTTGAACAGGAAAAGTGTTTGCCGTAAGTTTATTTACAACTACAGCATCTATTCCAGCTATATCCGCTTTTGACTTATTTTCCATTTGGACAATAGTAAAATATTTGTTATAAAGTAAATTCAAATTTTGTATAATAGATGCCTCATCGGCTAATCCATTAGCACGACCCTTATTGGTATTACCCATATATAATTTCCTCATTAAATTGTTAAAAGAAAACAAAATAATAGGAAGTTTAATTCCTATTATTTTGCAATTAAGATTTAGAATATTTCTACCCATGCACTCTGCGGAAGATGATTAACTGTAACATATGCCGTACATTTAATCGCTCCATTTCCAGCAGTTTTTTGAGCTGCAATATTCTTTATTTCTTTCTTCAACTTAGAGTCCGACATTGCATAGTCCCATGCAGCATCGGCATCAACTACGAACATTCTCGACCAATCCTTACTTACGCAAAGGTAAAGAGAAAATCCGTCATTTTGATGGAAATCATATAAAGAGGAGACGGGAATCGACCCAGCTACATAAGACGGAAGACCTTTACCAGTATCAACCATATCACAGGATGCTACTTTAAGATCTACACGAAATCCGTTTTGATACCAGTCACCGTTTGTTCTATCGAAATCGGTAAATTCCCAGTTGTTCTTATCTTTAAGATGTTTGCTATACTTTACAAGATACTCAGGATTCTGAGTCTTATGCAAAATATTGATTTGCGGAGCAACCTTCTTAACGATGCTGATAAATCCCTGTTCTTCAGAATTTCCGTACGTATTCGGAATTACCGTAGGAGGATTTGCAATACATGCACCCTTAATTAAAGTTGAACTTCCATTAAACAATGTAGTAACGATGTTACCATTCATTTTATTACTTTGCGCCAAACCACTTTTAGCGACTTCAAGATGAAAGAATGAGTTTATACCGTTATTGGTAGTTCGCTCACCCGAACGTAGTGGTAACGTTCGGTTAGATGAAACCTTACTTTATATTTTTTATTATATTGGTATATTCAATTAAATTGACCATTAAGAGCGAAATACCAGAATTCATAGCGAATTCATTAAACTTCTTTGCTCTCGGTTCAGGAACATATTCAAAAGAATTAACTACTCGTTTAATTGCTTCAGTATATTCCGTTGGTATATTTTCAAATGAAATAAGCTTAGAATTCAACATGAACTTTTCAGTAAGTTGATTTTCTTCAAGCCATTTATCGAGCTCGCCAGAATTAACAATCTTTTCAGCAGTCTTAATTCCAACGCCTTTTTTAATTCCCGGAATATCATCGGATTTATCGCCTGTAATAATCTTGACAAGCAAATCTGTTTCCGGATTCAATGTACTTAAATACTGTTTTTTTATCCCGTCGTACTGGTGATAATTTGCGCAAACAAAAAGTTGCATAAAGTCTCTGTCAGAAGAAACATTATAGCATTCCCATTCAGGATGGGATTTGACAATAACCGAAATCTGGTCATCAGCTTCGGTCTTGGGTACATCTACGAAATAAATATTCGTACCTTCAAATGCAACCTTCAAGCGTTCGAGCAAATCACTCCATACTGCAAAAAATGCGTCGAAATTAACGATTGACGCAGAACGCTTTGCGGCACGACTGGCTTTATAACCTTCAAAAATATCTTTACGCCAGCTACTTCCATCAATACAACAAAAAACCCTATTAGGATTAATTTCACTAATAGCCTTAAAGAATGATGAAAAGAATGTCGCCTTAAATAACATGAACTCCTTTTCTTCTGGTCCAGGAGTTTGCGCAAATAAGCAGCGCATAATCATGTTTGAAATATCGAGGGTCAATATCTTGTTGTTCATGTCCTCAAATATAGGTAAAAATAATTTTTTAGTTTTATGCTTTATGGCATTTTATCTGACTTTTTAACATGGCTCATTATGCAACGGCCAATAAAGCCTTCAATATCGCTGACATCGGTATCAATATAATAATATTCCTTTTTCAGCTCTTCAATACTTCCATAAAAATACTTCTTAATATAGCATTGAGTATTTACATCAACCATGGAATATCCAGAATTGTTGACAAAAGTATAATAATTGAGCATTTCATTTCCGTTATAGTATTCGCGGACTTTGAATGCCTGACTTATAACACCTTCCGTATTTACCTTATTATACGTATTGGTATCGATTACATATTCATAAAGGTTTTGCTTCATGTCGATAACCGTTACCTTAGTTTTTGTAGCGGAAATCTTAGATTCAGTAGGCATTACTGCACAATACCGAATATCATCGACCGCAGTGCATATTGCATAGGTATTGAATGTCTTAGCCTGTGCGAAAATACAAACTACAGAAAAAAGAATAGGTAATACGAACTTAATCATATTACCTAATATAGAAAAATATCGTAATTTTGTAAATAGTTAAATTAAAGCGAACATAACGATAATACCGCCAATCAATCCTACAAGGATAATAGTCGCTATTATCTTCAGCGCCAATTCTTCTATACCGCCGCCGAATAGATTTTTATCTTCGTCTTTTGTCATACAATTAACCTGTTGTATAAAGCATTTTCTTATAGTCTAAATAATTCTTAATAGTAAATCCAAGATTCTTAATATTCGTCAATGTTTCTTCGATAAAATCAAAGTAATACTTCTGTGTATCGTATTCTTTTACTGCTGCAAGATATTTCGGATCCTTATAAATTTGGGATTCGATTTCTTTTGTAGTTCCCCAGCTCACATTATCGTTAAACTTATAATAATAATAGCATTCTCCATATATCTTATTCAAATTAACCTTGAGCTGAGATATAAGATACTTTTGTGTCGTATATAGTTTTGTCCATTTCTGAACAGTAGAAGGTAAAAGGTTATTTACTTGCATTACCTGTTCAATATTGTCAGGCAATGCAGTATCTTCTTCAGCGTATTTCTTTAATGTCTCAAAATCTTCTACTTTCATAACTTATCCTTAACAATTAAATATAGCAAAACTGTAACAAATAGTTTACAACCTATATATAAAAGTTCTATGATTTTTAAAACGACAGAATATTTTATTTTTAGTTAAAAAAATTTTTACAAAAACTTTCTATTATTGTTTTCACATATTCAAGTCTGATTCCTCGGAACGAAAACCAATCCAATGGAATTATCGGTAGAGGGTCAGCCATTGAAAACTTCAGATACGGGTTTTCCAGAAATGAGCTGGAATATCGTTTTGAAATATACTCGGTAACAGCTAGTGAAAGTATCAGCGAAGTACAGATTAGCAATCTGCACGTTTAGCCGCCATGGTTTTAACGGATGTAGCCGAAGTACAGGATGACCGCCTCGTAAGCCGTTATGTAAATCCCTAAAGATTGACGATGAAGCTTTATACCAAAAGTGGAATAGTCATAGTCTGGAAGTTCCTTCTAGGCTTATGATCTCTGAATCGCATTACCCAAAAGATAGAACAGATAAAAATAAAACCTAGTTTAACAACTAGGTTTTAAAATTAAAGATATTTGAATTATTCTACTGATAAATCGATTTCATCAGAAAGTTCTTGTAATTCATCAAGCTCTTCTTCAGAATATTTCTTTTTCTTCTTATTCAAGACTGTTTCATCAATCTGAATCGAATCCAACTCGACGAAATTTTCTTCTGTATTATACATCATAAATTTCTCCTTATTTTAACTCACCGATAGGTTCTTCTTTTCTAATCATGCCCTTAGGGAATCTTGAATCTCTATAATATTTTGTCATATCCCTACTTGCACGAATATTAGTGAATTCTTCCGGTTTCAATGTTGGCCATTCTCTGGTCCATTTTCCTTTATAATAACTAGGTATACCAGCTTCGCTTGCAGATTTTCCATCCTTTATAGCATTTAGGATTTTATTAAGCTGTGTGTTATTTTTAGAAATACAGAAATAGCAAGTTCCCAAAGGACCGCCTTCAACTTTTACAATAACGTTTTTAAGACAGAAATCAACAACGTACTTTTTATCCATCATTGCAACGCCAGTTTCTGTATTTTGAACCGCATATCTTTCAATATTGCCAAGTTCTGGATATTTAAGCGACATTTCATCTGCTAATTGTTTCCAAACACCAGTATGAGCAGTTTCGGCAGTATTATTCAGAATCTGGCGATAACGTGTAATAGCACGATAGCTTAAAGCACGTCTAGCGGCATCCCATTCAGCTTCCGTAAAACCTACAACGCAGTCACGGTAATAGTGAAGCATTTCATGAACAAATGTATTTCTAAAAGCGGCAAAAGTACCACAAGCATTGATATTAAGTTTAATTTCGACACCTTCAACTTTACTTTCGTAAACATTCGGTCTCGGTCTAAAATAGCCATGAACACTTGTACCCTTGAACCAGCCTAATGAAATCGGTTGAAGCTTACCTCCGAAGTAAGTATCGTTAAATTCATTAAAATACTTCTTTAACGCTGCGTCATTCTTTTCGAATTCTTCGCCGGTATCTGGGTCTGTAAGCTTAAAGCTTTCGTCTAATAAAAATTCTTCATTTTCCATATTATATTTATGACAATTCTTCAACGAAGGTAATGAACTTCATCGGAATGTTTTGGTTAGTAAAGCATGCACATGAAGACAATTCGTCATCGTCGTCGAATTCCGGATCTTTATGAACAGGCCAGTTTTCAGGAAGGTCGATTCTGTACATATACATCTGCGGCATTGATTCATCATGGTCTTCTTCCCATTCAATGACTATCTGGCCGAACATAGACTGTGCGAGGTTGTACATTTCGTCATTAAGCTTATGCTGGGCTGTTCTTACGTTCGTGTCTATATCTATATCACCTCTGAGGATAAGGACCTTTAAAGCCATCTTACCGTTAATCATATAGATACGAGGAGGATAGTTGACCTTCATAGACTTCCTCTTACAACGAAGACCACCGGTTTTGACCAAATCATCCGGCGATGCACTGCTTATATGATAGAACTTCGTAAAATCGAGTTTTCCAAGGAACTTATTGAATGTAGCCATATATTCCTTGTTTTTGAAAAGCTCAAGTTCGTAATAAGGCTTTACATTATCGACATCTTCTCTTCCTTGGCGGAAAATAAGTTCATCTGTCGTATATTGTCCTTTAGAATTGACTAGAGAACAATCATCCCAACCGTTAGCGGCGAAAAACTTCGAAATTTCGTCGACTTCAAGTCCTTTATCCGTTAAGGTTGAAATTGCGAACTTAACTTCCATGCCGTTCAAAATGAGACGCTTTGCACAGTCTTGTAATGGAATATGAAATCTTACTCTGAACTTCTTTACTAATTCAGGCAAATCTACAAATTTAAGCGATTCTGTCAAAATATTTAAAAGTCTCATTTATTCTCCAATCATTTTCTTTAACTTTTGAATTGTATCTGCATATTTATCATTAGAACTTACGAGTTCAATCCAAGAAGGGTCAATCTTATGCGTTGTAAAACAGGCACCAGTCGAAACTTCTTCTTCTAACTCTGTATATTCCGGGTCTTTATAAACTTTTACTGTATCTGGCAATCTTACAAGGTAAATATTCTTGCCATACGGTCTCATTGCTTCGATGACATAGTAAACATTGTCCCAAAATTCAAACTTATTCTTTGTATGTGCTGCAATTTCTTCGAGACTCCAAAGATATACACGAGCTTCGTTATAAATCGGACCAACCTTTGTATCGTTAGGATGTTCGTCGTCCCAGCTGTTATACTTTGCCGGACGAAATCCAATCTTAGAAAATACTTCAATATTTCTATGTGCGGCACGAAGATATAAACCGTGGAATTTCTTGGCGAACTTGGAATCTGTCTTATATTCTGTTTTAGAATTTCTCAAAACCAATGACCAATCGCTATAGGCTCCGATTCTCCAGCCATAAGCGTCCAATAGTTCATCGAATTCTTTAACAGTGTATTTAATCTTGTCAAAAATGGAAGGATCCATTTCAATAACACCGTCGTTTTCGTCAAGGACATAATGTGCCACATCGATTCCTAGTTTTCCCTTTAGGAATCCAACCAACTGCTGTGGTGTTGTTGTATGTGTAAGAAATTCAACTAGACGCATTCTTTACCTATAATCATCTTGACATTTTTCTCAATTTCATAAGTCAAAGTTTCTGGGACAATCGGAAGAACCTTTATTGTACTGTCGTCAATAACCATGGTAACATGACTGTTTCCGAAAATATAGTAGAAGTTAATTTCAGTTCCGCATTCTTCAATCGAAAGTGAAAGTGCTTTCGTACTTTTATTTTCATTTGTTTTTGACATTATAACGTTTCTATCTCGAATAGCCTTGTCCATATCGACAAAAACTTTCTTGACATTATCGTAATTGAGTGCTCGCCAGTTTATATTGTCGTTCATATCATATTTATAAGTATAAAAAGAGCATAGAACTTTTCATCTATGCTCTTAAACTTAAAATTTATAGTTGTTAGGCTACATTGTCTCGTTTTACGAAAATGGTAAATCCAAGGAAACCAATAAAATAGAGAAGTGCCAAAACAAGATATAAAGTATTGTCAGTAAACAAGTTTCCAAGAATAGGTCCCGCAATTCCAGCAAATCCCCAGGCACTAAGCGTCATAGAGTGAACTGTAGAAAGACAACTATCTCCGAATCTCTTAGCAAGTAAACTTGGCAAACAACTGAATCCTCCGCCGTAGTTCCATTCAATCATCAAAATACCAGCTACAAGCAAAATCGGATTTTGTGTATAACACAAAAACGCACCAAGAATACCCAAACTTGCAACCCAATGATAAGCAGCCTTTCTACCAATCGAATCACTAGCCGTACTCATTCCAAATCGACCACCGACATTTGCAACAGCTGTAGCAGCCATAAGTGAAGCGATAGCAGTATATCCAGCATTTAAAAACAGGCTCTTTTCCTGAGAAATAAGTGCAAGGCCGCATGTAATGTTGATAAAGAACATAAACCAAATCGAAATATATTCTTTAGTCAAAAATTTGGCCTTTATAAGAGTCTTATACGGAATAGCAGTATATTTTGTAGAAATATATGCAGGATTAGGTTTATATAGCCATGAAGAGAAACTCATTACAACTAAGAAAATCAATCCCATGAGTAAGAATACAACTGGCAACGTAAAGGTTGCAAGCAAATACTCAATCATAGGAGCCGCAACGAACTTTCCCAATCCGAAACCGGTAATAGCCAATCCGGAAGCGAGTCCTTTATGATTACTGAAGTTTGCAAGCAGCTGTTTAATTGGTGCCGTATAGCCTATGCCGGTACCGCAACCCATAAATGAACAGCCGATATAATAAAGTGGTAAAAATCCAGTATAGGTTGCAAACGAAAGTAGCAATAATCCTATTGCAAACAGAATTGTTGAAACTATCGCCATTCGTTTCGGGAACATTTCAACGAATCTTCCGAAAACCGCAGCACCCATGCCAAGGAAGAAAATAATCAGAGTAAATCCAATATCAGCTGAGAATTTCGAAATATCAAAAGTCTCCATGATATTCTTGGCATATTGTGAATAGTTATAAACTGAACCTAAACTGACAGGTAACAAAATACCCGGAATTAAAATATTGAGAAATCTATTTGTCATATTAATTGAATGCCGTAGTAATAGGGTCTTTGAATACTTCCTTGAATTCGTGTTTGAGTTTCATATTGAAATGCCAATATGGGTCGAATAATGGATCCGTATTTTCAATCAATCCGATAGTATCAGATTCTTCCTTTGGAATGTCCCATGAAATATCAAATATTCCATTATCAAGAACATTTAAAGTAAACTTTATATTCGGACAAGTACCATCCCGGTCAAATATATGACCGAAAATACCAGCAATATCTTCAGTAATGAAATTGCTAGGTGGTTTGATAAGTAATTTGTATACGCCTGTTCTGAATTTTATATTATTATCATCTATCTTGTCACGCCAAGTAGATGAATATGTTGAATCATATGTCATTTTCACCTCGTCTTATAACCAAAGGGCAACATTTCGTCCTTTATAAATTCTTTATATTTATACAGTCCGATTTCTTCAATTACCCAATTTTCATCGACGGGTTTAGTAAAGTCAAAAACAGGAATACAGTCATATTTCGTATGCTGATTAAACTTATAGAGGTAGTTTAAGAACATAGCAATATCAGTATTGCAATAATCTATAAAATTTTTGCACTCATCTACCGTAGCAAATCCGATATACTGATTTTTGAGTTTTAAGGCACTTTCGGGGACGTTTTGAACTGGAGTATATCTTTCCTTGGACAAAAGCGTACACCAGTCCCAGGCTCGTCTATGGCCTCTTATATCGCTTAATTGGATATACCAGGTATTCTTCTTTCCCTGTTCGGTTCCAATAGTCTTTTTTCCAACCAGATATGCATCTACAATCTTCGTAATTTCCTTATATTTCTCAGGATCCGAAAATCTGTTAAATCGTAAATCATAGAGGTCAAGTTTCTTTTGGTCAAACTTGAAAATACCTACATCCGAGAAAAATTCAGCATCTTCAAACTTTGCATCACCGACAACGGTTTCAATACGGCTAAAAGACTCAAATCTTTCATTGAGAATTTCGATATGCTTATTGTTGATATTTTCCTTAATACGATGATTGTCTACAAAATCAGTAGGTACAAGCCAAACGGCGGAATCTGCGAATTTCTCACATTCCGACATTACTTTTAAATAAAGCTTTTCGCCTTTACCGATATATGGTGGATTTCCGATTATTGTAAACATAGAAGGTCACGTTCAGCTTGTAGATTAGAAATAACTTTTAAAAAATCTCCGTCGTTATTTATTGTAATGGTCCAATCCTTACCGCTAACTACGTCGCCGTGCAAAAATTTGACATCACAAGAACTCGGTTGAATACTGAAAACTTTATCATCATATTTTTCTTGACTTTCATAGATGGCTTTAAATTTCTTTGAACAAAAACCAACACCAGAATATAAATTCGGGGCTTTAAATAAACCATAACAACATGGCAATCTTCCAAGGTTACTACTATAGTCCTGGCTTGAGAAATAACAGACTCTATCTATTAAATCGGAAGTAACAGAATGTTTAATTGTCTTATCATTTCGAACAATCGAGAATTTAATCTTTTTCTTAAACCAAAGCAATTTCAGTCTCCAGGTTATAAATCAATTTTTCAAAACTAAATTGAGAATCTAATGTAATCGTCCAGTCATGGCATTTAACAGTATCGCCAAGCTTGAAACTCGCGCCACAATCATCAAGATTCTTATAGCTAGAGCCAAACATTACATCCTGATATTCTTCCGGGTACAATACCATGTATTTTGTAAATTCTTGATTATCATTAGTAAAACTTAATCGGGTATCGTCTTTTCGAGAAGAATTACAAAGGTAATATTTTCGTGTTTTACCGTTATGAACAATCTTTACTCTTAAAGTATTAGAACTATGTCTTCTACTGCAATACATATTCCATTTCCAAGTTGTTGAAGAGACGTTTAAAATCACCAGTAGTATTAAGTTCAATAGTCCAGGTAGGAAATACTACCTTATCGCCACGTTTGAGAATATATGTTGCATCACATGGATATACATGAGAACCATAATGTACACGTGTTTCAACTTCATCATGTTCAGACATATATCTTACACCAAATCCATAAATTTCTTCAGGTGTTGGATTATGCAGCTGACCCATCGAAAGAATATCATAATATTGCGACATACTATCAAAACGTTGTGTCAAATCCGGCTTATATTTATCGCTGCTATAAATTGTAGTCTTAAACCAAGGCGCATATTCGAGACGACTTGAACGACCATTTCGAAAAACAGTAAATAAAACCGGTTTTTCATGTTTCACCGATTCTTTGGTTTCAGGCTCATCATAGATATGTTTATAATCTGTCAACATACAAATTCCGCAAATCCGCTATTTTCAATTTTTGTTTCATCGACTTCTTCTTTAGGTTTCCAGTTTTCAAAATCCCACTTAAAGAAATCGGCACATACAATATTTTTGTTTACAATTTTACTGTATTTAGGTCCAACAATTTCAAGAATTCTTTGGACACACAAATCTCTGTTATCCTGCATTAATTCAACACCGTAAAGTGTCTTTACTGCATCTTCAACCGAAATTCCAGAAGCAAGACGTTTTTCAAGCATACGAACAAGGATGTTTCCGCTTCCCGCTGTAGGATCCAAAAATGTGGCTTTAGGGTCTTTCCATTTTTCTTCAGGAATTTTAGTAATCATTTGGTCAATAACTGCAAATGGTGTAAATACTTCACCGTTCTTGGTGATACGTTCTTTAGAACGTTGAATTCCATCATTAGTAGTAAATAACTCTTTAGACATAATTTAAATATAACAATTTTTCTTAATTTTGTAAGCGCTATCGTGATGCATAGCTTTCAGACCAGTCTTCTTTTTCGATAGCATGCATTTTTGCATATGAATCTTTACTGTCACCTTCAAATTTAGCCAAATCACTTAGTAAATCACAGTTATGCATAATTGCTTTTGCGGTACATTCCTTAAATCTTCTAACATCATCACTGTTTTTAATTGAAAGTATGGCATTCAAGTTATAGAAAAAACAATCCATATCTTCTTTATCTGAATTTACTCTAATAGTCTGACATGTATGATAAAAACCTTTTGTTTTTCCAATAGAATATATACAATTTTTTATAATGTTTGCTCTGGCAGAATTTTTATTTACAAACATTTTTCCAAGTTCATAAGTATCAAAACTATATTCTAGTTCATAAAATCTATATTCATATCTATATGTTTTAGGGTCATTTTTCAAATGATATTTTCCAACTCTTTTATTATATCTTGCACGTATATTTAAAATAACATCATTATCCGAATGTTTTATATTGAAAATGATGGTAGAATATGGTATAATATCTGTAACTTCTTCAGGTTCAATTATAGAACCATTATATGTTACTGGTGCTTTATTAAATGCCGAAACATCATAACCGCATACTTCAATACCATATTTTTCAAACAGTTTAATAATCTGAAAAATTTCACCTTTTCTAGCTGTTATTTCTTTCTTTGTCTGTTTGATTTTATCAATAACTTTATTATACTGCTTGATGGGTTTATCAAGAAGTTTGTTAATATCGTTTCCAATTTTAATATCTAAATCTTTCATAATCAACCAGGCAAAACATCAAATGTTTGTTCAACAGCATGCATTTTTAAACGTAAATCGATTTTATAAAAATCAACCTCTCCATCATAGATAGCTTTCAAAAAGATTTTAAGATCTTCTCTTTCCATCTTATTAAACCAGAACATATGCATATCATCGTTCGGTTTATTTCCATTATGGATTGACATAGCGCTACTGTGAAGTTTTACGCACAACTGATGTCCTGGTAAATGATAATAAACCGAATGATAACCCTTTATAAATCCAAAAGTTTTCAAAAATGCATCCATAATATCACGTATATGGTCAGCAAACGCTGGAGCTTCATCCAGACATTGCATAAAATACGCAAGTTTCATCTCTTTTGGCATATCTGCAAAATTTGAAAGTTTAAATTTCATATTATTCGAGTTTGTTAATTGATTTTAACATCAATAAGTTTTGTTTTGCTGCCTTACATGTAAAATCTCTGTATCTGATAAAATCATCTTCAGTAGTTATTTCGGTTAATGCATCAATTAGCATAAAGAATGTATCTACCTTTTCTGGTTCGGTATCGGCAAAAATCTGAATGAACGGTGTTTCATTAGTAGCCCTAGCGTAATGATATTTTATTGTATCTTTCTTAGCTACATATCCGCCTTTATGACGAATAGACAAATATAGACGACCATTTAATTCTTCTTTTTTAGAAGCAGAAACATTATAATTTAAAACTACAGAATGTGTATTTTCTTTACGAATATGAATTGCTGCAAACTTATTATCATTAACTGCATCAATAGATGGTTCTATTACTTCATGGTATATAATTTTATATCCTCTTGAAGTAATCATATTTTCAAGAATTTCTGCATCTTCTTTATTTTTCTCATATATAGAACGAAACCGGTTAATAGCCCGGTCGCGTAAATTATTATAATATTCTTTTATACGCTCAATATTGTCGTCTACTATATTTGAAAATTTACACATATATTACCCAGGTAATTTGTCGATTGCTTCTTTCACTTCGGCTTCTTTAATTGCTAAACAATACTTTCTGTAATATTCTAAAAAGTCTTCTTTAGATTCGTCATCTACATAATGCATTATAACCGCTGGAAGAAGAGTCATTTCATCACTGCAAATTTTAAAACTCTGCTCAAGATTTATTATCTCCAGCAATGTACAAAAATTATTAGTCTTTGCAGATTCAATAGCTGCATTTTCCGGCGCAGTTACAACAATATTTCCATCAATGTAAAATTTTACTAATTCTTTATAAAGATTACTAACTTCACATGTAATAACTTTGCATTTGGCAAAATTTAAACACGTGTATTTATTAGTACCAGGTGAAGAATGTAGTAACAGCATATTAATCCAGCTTTTCAATGCATTTCAATGTTTCCATATCTTGACGTGCCATATAGCATACGCCAGTTCTGTAACGTTCTGAATTCTGGTTTTTACGTACTTCTTCCAATTCGTTGAGCAAATTGAAGAAAATATCCTTCAATTCTTTCGGGCTGTCGACACGTACATGACAACGAGGACGTGCATTCATAGCGCTAATCATAACATTTCGCTGTGCTTCCCAATCATCGCTATATGCATTGTTGTACATGGTATCGTCGAATGTCGCACGCATAGTTACATAGTAACGGCCGGTTTTCTTCTTGTTGTTACTGGCCATATCGATATGGTGCTTAATTCCGTCTTTTCCCTTTTGAACAATAAACGGAACACGGTTTGATTCAAAATTGAAAACAGAAAAACCGATAATGGAATATCCATATTCAGCAAACATGGTTTCAAAATGCTTAAGCTGATTTTCATAGATCTCTTGGAGTTCTATGCTTCTACGACGCTTGGAGTCGATAGCATGCTTAATATGCTCGATTTGTTCAAGCATTTTGTTTTCGTCTTTTGTAACTGCGGCATTTACTGCTTCTAAGAAATTTTTATACATGACTATAATATAATAAAAAGGCTGACTTTCGTCAACCTTTTTTATTTTAACTATTACAGTGTGTTAATCTTGTTTCAAAGTTACATTAATTTCATAACCCTTACCGTACTTATAGTTAGGAATATACTTAGTAATGAATTCTTCGAAATATTCCTTATTTTCCGGATAAGTAAGGTTATAAGTATTACCGTCCATATCTTCTTCAGCTAGGTCGTAATTCAATTCTTTACTACAGAACTTAGTCCAGTTTTCCGGAGTTCCTGTAATCTTGAGAGCCCAGGTTCTTTCGGAATATGTGGTAAAGTAAGTAATATAGTTGGAATTTTCACCATATGGACCATAGTGACCCCAGTCTGCAACCGGTTCTTCATCAACATCCTGAGAAACAGTAGCTTGTGTATGCTGTTCGGAAACATTCAAACCGAAATCGGCAAAGAAATCCTTGATAGCAGCAGTATCTACCCATGTCCAAGATTTACTAGAATCAAAATCGGCCTTTCTGTGAATCATACCAATGGTAGTGCTACCCATTTGTTGAGCATCCTTACCGAGTGCATTAGCTTCAGCACGTTTTTTCATAGCACGCTGAAGCATTTCCTTACGGGTTTCAGCAGTCTCCTTCGGAGCTTCTTCACCCTTCTTAGGTCTGTAATCTTCAAGACCATAGGCCTTTGCATTCATGTGATATGTTCTACGGCCTTCCGGTGTACGATTGTCCGCAGCCTTTGTCGTTTCGTGCTTAATGTAAGTATTGACAATAAGAGTAATTTCGTTAGTTGCTTCGTTGAGAACCGCTTCATAGCCTAGACGCTTGAGGGTTTCAAGTGCTTCTTCAACTTTGTTTTTACCCTTATCAGACTTCTTAGACTTAAACGCAAACCACTTGGACTTCTTGTTTTTCTTCTTACCTCCACAGCAGCAACTTTCGTTTTCGAGGTTCGTTTCTGGATCCACATAGGAATCATCTTCGAGACCTGTTTGCTGTTCGTCCTGGACTGCCTGTTCTGGAGTACCGAACATCTTAACGAATTCATCATAAGAAGTTTCATTGAACCATACCGGAATTTCAGTATCGTTCATTTCCGCCTTCCAAAGTTCATCGTCACCGTCAAACGGATAATTGAGGTCCTGTAAACCATTTACCGGCAATGCGTCATGCCAAAGAGTATACTGGTCATCTTTACCGCCGAGTGCTTCGTATTCTTCGAACCAATCATTACCGGTCTTTCCGGAATTATCACAAGAACCGTCAGCACAAGAACCGTCGCCGCATTCATTTATGAAATTATTGCGGAAAGCACGGAATTCATTCCTGAACTTGAATTCTGCAGGAAGTGAATCTAAATGTTGTTCATCGTGAGAATACATTAACACCTCCAAAAATTAAGCGGTGAAAGTATTCTTAGCGTTAGAAATGTCAACACCAATGTGACGGAAAAGGTCAACCATTGTACCACCGGCAGTAAGACCGATTTTCTGGTCAACGAAGTTTTCGTACTTGGCCTTGGCGTCAATAGAATCGAACTGGTCTTCGGAAACGACCTGATTCTTAGCATAGTCGACAATAGCCTGAACGAGGTCCTGAGCAAGGTTCTTGAAACCTTCCTTAAGGTCACCATTCTTAACATACTGTGCAATCATGCTAGCGGCACCACCCATCGGAGCTGCAGCAGGCTGAGCCTGAGGAGCAGCGGCAAGAGCAGCTTCTTCGTCGAGCTTCTGACGCATATAGGTCTTGAAATCTACATCTTTTAAATCCATAATTGTTTCTCCTAATTTTTTATTATTTATAGTTCCTTGGCCAGTTCCTTAACTGCGTCCTTGTATTTCTTGATAAGAATACGAGATTCCGCACCGACTTCAAGCAAAGCCTGTCCAGCCTTAAAAATTCGCTTGTTTGCCTTCATCAATGTCTTGATTTTGCCCTTATTTTTACTTCCGGTAAGAGTGAATGTTACTTCGCCTCCCTTAGAAACAGTAATAGAACCAATTTCTCCGGTTTCATCGGTACAAGTCATTGAATTGTCGACGATTTTAATCTTGGAGTCCCTATAAAAACTGTACTTGAATCCAGCCTTTGTAAGAATATCCAAGATTTTGTTTAATTTTGGGTCAATTTCTTTAAAATCTCTAGTCATATATTATTTATAGAAGGTTAGTAAAATTTGGCATTTTTATATACATAGAAATCGACGTCAAAATCGTCTCCTTCCTGACCATGTGCTTCACCAGTCTTTTCCTTTTTCCAAAATTTTTCATCTACTTCTGGAAAGAAAACGTCTGCTTCCGGGAATTCCTGATTTACTTCCGTAATATAGAGATAGTCTACACAGCCCGTATTCATCATCTGGCGATATATTGTAGCTCCGCCTATAACAAATACTTCCGTCTCGTTTTTTGAGGCCACGTAGTCCATTGCGAGCTGTAAAGTGGGCTTTACGACACAACCTTCTGCCTTATATTCAGGATTGCTTGAAACTACTACATTTGTTCGATTCGGAAGAGCCTTGCCTATAGATTCAAAACAGCGACGGCCCATAATGACACAGTGTCCGCTGGTTAGTTCCTTGAAATGCTTCAAGTCAGATTTGATATGCCAAGGCATACAATTTTTGGAACTTATACCGATTTCGTTTTTAAGCCCCTTGGCAACGATTAAACTAATTTTCATATTCTAGTCCTTCAAATTCAAGTTGTCGTTCTTTATACATTTTACGACTTTCACGAGTTTTAATTTTTCGTTTTTCTGTTTCTTTCATCTTAATATATTGATGAGCATTAACATGCCTGTAACAATACTTAAGACACTTACCCATTTTAATAAGCAGCAAATGACAGATATGATGTTCTTTCGGAGAAAGCTCGATTTTATTTTCTTTCTTGTTACTTCCGCCTTCAGACCTTGGAATTATGTGATGGTTTTCTATTTGTCCTATTAATAATCTGTTTTTTGCTCTTTCAATTATTCTATTATAGATTTTCTCGTAATCCAAACTAATATCCTTTGTTGGAGGTTGTAGACAATTCTCTCAGAGCGTTCTTTTGAATGTCATTCGACATAAAGAATTCTGACGGAATACCAAGTATTTCACCGATGTATTCGTTTTTAATTCGATAACAGCTTCTAACTCTCTCCTTTCTATACATTTTCAAGCCATAACCAATATTTGAATAACATCTATTGAGCTCATAGCCATTGAAAATAGTTGGAACGTCCTTATCCATAATATTCTTCATTTTCTGCATATTAACAAGTATCTTCATAACAATATCGGTATTGAAGTAATGAAAATTTATTCCAGCAAAATGCGGATCCATCGGAGGTGCAAAAGCACAGTAAATAACTGGCGATTTATCACTTCCGATAATATCTTTTGCCTGATAATTGAATGTATAAAAATAGCCAGCAATAACTTGACTGGTATATACAAGCGCTTCATTAGTATCAACTGCCATACGTTATTTATGTTAATATAGCTTTATTTTAATAACAATAAACAAAAAACTCAGTAATAATACTGAGTTTTTGAATATAAAGGATTGTTTATCTATTACTTCTTAAGAGCAGCCTCACGAAGTTCCTTCTTAGCTTCTTCGATACGCTTTCTGATTTTTGCATTGATAGCAGTCATAATCGGATCAAAGAGTAAGTCAAAACGGGATTCGTTGAGCTTACCGATGAGGTAATCGCTCTTGGCGTTCAAGTAACGACCCTTACGATGCCAGTAGTTATAGGCTTCAGACTTAGTAGCGTCGTCTTCAGAAGTATCTTCTTCTTCAGCTTCGCCTTCGCCTTCGGAACCTTCTTCAGATTCACCTTCGCCTTCAGTACCTTCTTCGGATTCGCCTTCACCACCTTCAGTACCTTCTTCGGATTCGCCTTCGCCTTCAGCACCGTTATCTTCGTCGCCGAGTTCAGCATCGCCGAAATCTTCAGTAGCAGCATCTTCGGATTCGCCTTCACCTTCACCTTCAGAACCTTCGTCGTTATTGTTACCAAGGTTTTCTACCTTGTCAGACAAAGTTTGAATAGCGGTGGTAAGGGTGGTAAGAATGTCCTTAAGTTCGGTAGTAACTCCGGATTCGTCTTCCTTAGAAGAACCGTCGTCTTCTTCACCTTCGCCCTTGAAATCTTCGAGGTTGTCGGAATTTTCTTCGCCTTCACCTTCAGTGCCTTCTGCATCAGAAGCAGATTCATCGTCAGAAGCACCTTCGCCTTCAGCACCTTCTTCTGGTTCTTCAGAAATATCGAGATCTGAATTCTTTTCGTCCTCGTTAGAAAGTTCTTCGAGGTTTTCTTCACCAGTAGAATCGTCGGAAGTTACCGGCTTTTCTTCGTCACCATCCAAGAAACCTTCGTTGAGGCCCTTCTTGTTGGCACGCTTCCATTCTTCAAAAATTTGCTGTTCGTTTTTCATAATTTAAAATCCTCTATATTCTTATTTATAAAAATTTTAAAAAGGCTCGTTTTTGCAAAATTAAAGGGTATTTCTAAATGTTAACATTTCTGGAGAATTATACATTTCGTTAAATTTCTTGGTAAGTTCTACACACTTCATGAAACTTGTCGTGTTATTTGTAATAATATCACGGAAATCCATGTAATATTCATCAAGAGTAGTCTTATAGTTCTTGCTGAGCTTGAACATATCCAGAACTGCTGCATTCTTAAATTCCTTCTTGAGCTGCTTGATAGTTGCCGGAGTCAAAGTCTTGATATAGCGTTCAACACAGTCAACTGCAACCTTAAGAACAACATCAGCCTTAATTTCTTTCTTATCGGCACAAGTGATAAGACGTGGGCTAATGAGAGTGTAAATCAATGGATTGTTTTCCATCGAACTAAACTCTGCAGATTCATTCATTAAGTAGTCTCTTAACATATTATTTTTCCCTTCGAACTCTTATATTGGTATTTTGCCGCAATGCTAGCAAGCGACAAAGCCATTTGATTCAATGTTTCCTTGATGTCTTTAATATCAGCCTTAACTGTGGATGTTTCATCTTTCAAATACGAAATATCCTTTTGCATCAATTCTTTTTCAATTTCTAACTTATTAATTTTATCTTTGTACTTGTCATCAAGTGCCTGGATTTGAGACTCTCTCGAAGCACTTGTAGACTTACGTTGGAAGTAAATAACCAAATACACAAATGCACAACAAAAAATAGTAACCACTATAGCCAATGCGTTTCCTGAATCAATAATTTTTAAAACCAAATTCTCCATAATGCGAACCTCCTTTTAATTATTTATTTTATTTTTTAAAGCGTTCACATCTTGTTTTAGAACCGTATTTTCGTTCTTAAGTGCATCAATTTCAATCTGTAATTCATGAACTTTATTGTATAAAGTTTGAATAGATGCGAAATTATCACTAAGTGCAGAAAATACCTGGTCACATTCTTTATTAGTTACGAGAGTCCATGGATAACTAGCCTCGTCTAATGGATTTCCAGAACCAGCATATGTAACATCTAAAACTTTATCTATTGCAATTCTTGCATTAGGCGAAAGTCTTAATACGTTATTTCTAGTTCCGTTTCCAGCAAAATAGTTTGGATCTGCATAAACAGCACTAAGATGTGCGCTAGCTGCAGAACAATATTCCTTTTGGTCAACTTTAGCAGAAATAGCAGAAAGTTGCTCATAAATGTTTGGAACATATTGCGCAGAAGACCACATTTCATAGTTGTCACCAACAATCAATGCAGCCGAAACCATTTCAGAAAGACCAGATAAAGCGGTTAATCCACTAAGAGCCCCAATATCGAGCTGTGCAAAGGCACTAACTGCAGAAATTGTATTCCACATGTCAATATCTTGATATGTCACACAAACACATTCATCAGCAGAAGGCGGACAACAAGGCATATTCCAAGGAACTAGCGCAGCTGGTTCAGAATCATTCCAATGATGCCAATATCTATAATGCGGCCAGTCAGGATGAACGTGCGGACCTGGCCAATCCGGGCCGTATGGACTCGGATAATGTGGTGGAAATGGTGGATAACCGTTATTCATATTATATTTATAAATTTTGAAAACACCCTGATTTTGGGTGTTTCAAAACTTTTTATATAAATTATTCTATTAAAGATACCTAGAAGCAATGTCCATAGAATAATCAAATGCTGTCTTCTTTGGCTGTTCTTCAGCAGGAGCAGGAGCCGGAGCAGCAGATGTTTCTGTGCCAGTCGGAGCCGGAGCTGGATTTGCTTCAGGAGCCGCAGGAGCAGCAGGAGCCGGAGCAGGATT